ACGAATATCGGTTGCTGGACCGGCCCCTGCCACGGCTGGTTCATGCCCGCTGGGGACAGACCCGACCCATCCCGACCAAAGAAGGCTCCACGGTGGACTTCCGCAAATACGGCGCCCTCACCGCTGTCACCTCGGCCCTGACCGAAGGTGTCACGCCTGATCCCGAGAGCGTCACCGTGACCTCGGCCACGGCTACCCTGGCGTGGTACGGATCGTTCATCCGCTACACGGACCAGTTGGACCTGATCGGCATTGACGACAGCCTCATGGAGTTCAGCGATATGCTGGGCGAGCAGGCCGGCGACTCCATCGACCAGTTGGTGCGCGACGTGCTGGCGGCTGGCGCGGGTTCTACCCGCTATGCCAATGGCGCGGCCAACCGTGCGGCGCTGGCCTCCACCGACATCCTGGACAATGCCGAGATCATCCGCGCCGTGGCGACGCTGCACACCAACAAGGCTCGTCCTTTCGAGGACGGCTACTTTATCGCCGTGATTAGCCCGAACACCTGGGCCGATCTGATGCAGGACCCGTCGATCGTGAACTAAACGCGACTTCACGCCGTAAGGCGTGTCGAAAACGGCCCGAATTCGGGGGAAACCTAGAGGTAGGCAATCCCGAGCCAAGCAGGGGAAACCCGGGCGTGTGTAGAGACTAAGGGGGCCGCATCCCGAAAGGGATGGTGATATAGGCCGAACTGCGGATAACCTAGAAAAGAAACCGCAGAGCCAGACAGAAATGGTCTGGCCGCACCTTTTAGTCAAGGTGCAGTAACAAATTGGAACGCGTTCCTGTATGCTGGCGATAAGGGCGAGCAGAACCCGTTGTATCGTGGCGAGCTGGGCACCTACATGGGCGTGCGCTGGTTCCTGAGCCAGAACGCCAAGACCTATACGGGGTCGGCCTGCACCACGGTCGAGGCCACCCTGTTCATGGGTCGGGACGCCTACGGTATCTGTGGTCTGGCTGGCTATGAGCCGGACTACAATCAGGAAGGCGGGACCGGGAACGCCCCGTCGCCCGTGGACCTGATCGTGAAAGACGTTGGCTCGGCTGGTACCGAAGATCCGCTCAATCAGCGCGGCACCGTGGGCTGGAAGGCGCCGCATGTGGCGACCGTCCTTCAGTCTACGTGGCTGTTGAAGGTTGAGCATGGCAGCACCATCGGCGGATAAGGAGGATAACGATGGCTCAGTCTTTCGACTATACCAACAAGCCCATCATCTTCTGCGCGACTGAGGAAGGGACCGTTTCGACGGCCTCGACCACGGTGGCTCGGTGGACGTTTGTGGCTCCTACCGACATGTACCTGGATCGCGTCAGCATGGCGGTGGGCGCGGTGGGTGGCGGCGGCGCTGGGTATACCGAGGTCAGCGTGTCGAAGAACACCCTGACCACGGGGCGGCTGTTCTCGACCAATACCTTGCAGATCGCCCACAACTCGTCCACGGCCTATGCGTCGATCACTCGTTCCAGCCTCAACTCGACTGGTCTGGCGAAGGTCAGCCAGGGCGATCGGCTCTTGGTCTACGTGCGTGAACTGCCGACCACGGCTTCCACGCACCTGACCGTCAGCCTGACGAGCATGGGCGCCTAAAGGGAGCGGGGTGGCCCGCTAGGACCACCCCGCCCTTACCAAAAGGGAAAGGAGAACAATGGCTAATCCGAATCGCGGGATTGCCGGCGCGGGGGCGTATTTCGCCAACGCGCACGATACGGTCCCGATCCAAACTCCTACCGACTTTGGGTACGACGCCAACGGGGTTGATGTGCAGTTCTACAGCTCTACGGCAGGCGCGAAGTTCTGGTGGGACGAAAGCGCCAGGACCGTGTACGCTGGCGCCGACACGAAGTGGGTGGACATGAAGCTGTTCGGCTCGACCACGGGGGCCTATGCTCTGTGGGACGGCTCGGCGGACACCCTGTTCGTGACCAAGGCCAAACTGACCGCATCAGCCAAGACCGACGTGACCTTGCGTGGGTCTGCCACTGGAGCTTATGTGATCTGGGACGCCAGTGCCAACAGCCTTATCGCCACGGGCAAGGCCAAGATGGTGCTGCGTGGCTCGACCACAGCGGCCAACGTAAGCTGGGTACCCGCATCTAACGCTCTGGTGGCGTCTGGCAAGGCAGACGTGACCCTGCGCGGCTCGGCCTCTGGCTCTAGCGCGCAGTGGGATGCGTCAGCCAACACCTTCTTCGTGACTGCGGGCAACCTGACCGCCTCCGGCAAAACCGATGTAACGCTGCGAGGTTCCGCGACTGCTGCCAAGTACACCTGGGACGCCAGTGCAAACAACCTCATTGCGACGGGCAAGGCCGGACTGGTGCTTCGTGGCTCGGCCACAGCGGCGAATGTGAGCTGGGTGCCTGCCTCGAACAGTCTTGTTGCGACGGGCAAAGCGGATGTCGTGCTTCGCGGCTCAACCACGGCGGCAAACATCACCTGGGACGCCAGCGCGAATACGCTGATCGCCACGGGCAAGGCCAAGGTCACGCTACGCAGCTCGGCCTCGGCAATCGAGTTCGTTCCAGCCAGCAACTCACTGGACCTGAACCTGGTCGGCGTGTCCTGTAACAACGCGCCCACGGCAGCAGTTCCCAACTGGCACATGGTCCTCATAAAAACAGGAACCAATCTCTTTGCCAAGGTCAACTGCACGAGCCTGTCTACAGCAGTGTATAGGTACATCAAGCTCAACGCTACGTCGGTCTATCCGTAACAAAAAGGGGGAGGGCCTTCCCTCCCCGCTCTCCGGGAGGGAGAAATGAGCGTACTGATCGCTTGTGCGACCGAGCTGCGTCCCAATCTCGCAGCTAACACGTCGATCCACAATATCCGGCGCAACCCGGACGATGAGGTGGCTTTCAAGAACGCGACCCGAGGGGACCTGGCCCGCAGCGATCTTTGGGAGATGTTCAGGGATTCCAAGCACGAATGGATCCTCTGGGTGGACGGAGACCAGGATTATCCCCGCCACACATTGACACGGCTCTTGTCACACGGTAAACTCTGTGTCAGTGGCCTGTATTTTCGGCGCGAGGCGAATCCGTGTTTCCCCATCGCATTTCAGGATGACCCCTCGTTCCAGTGGCCGCTGATGCCCCTTTTGGACTGGCCGAAGGGGGAGCTTATCACCTGCGGGGCAACGGGGTTTGGGGCGTGGCTGATCCACAAAAGCGTGTTGCTGGATGCCCAGAAAGCGATGGAACAGGACTATCCGGGAGAATCCTTGCCCCTCATCTCGGATGGGCAGATGGCGGCGGTGCGCGGGGACCGGCAGCGAGTGGGGGCAGACCTACGGCTGGGCTACTACATCCGCAAGACCGGCCACAAGATATGGTTGGACACCGGCCTGCCCATCGGACACTGCATGGACTATTTCGTAGGAGAGGAGGACTACTGGCGGACACATTCTAACTGGACACATCGGGGCTACTACGGGTACGTATTTGAGTGCAGAATGAAAAAACTCCGGGAGGAATTGAAAGTGGCAAGCCAAGAAACGACCACAATGGTCAACTCGATCATCGAAAACCTCAAGCTGCGTATCCAGAGTCACAACAATGCTCTGGATCAGGTGCGTCAGCAGCGCCAAGAGGTGCAGAACGAGATCGCCCAGTTGCAGCGACGGGCGCAAGAGCTTCAAGAGAAGATCAACGGGGAACTGAACCCTACGATCATCACGCATGACGGGGCGCGGCAGGAAGCCGAAGCGTTGCTCCAGGCCATTGTTGGCGGTGGCGAGCAGCCTGCTCCTAAAGATGGCAGCGGCATCGAGCCAAAAGCAGACTCAAAAAAAGCATAAACGTTATCCTATCGGACAGCGGTTGGATTCTGGAGCGCATGGCGACGGAGTTGAGGGATCGGGGCAGGGAGTTTGACTGGCGCATCGGAGAGCCGGGGGAGATCAACTACTACATGCCGTGGTGGATGATCGCTCAACATGGGCGCAAGGGCAAGTTCGACATCTTGTTCTACACCCACTGCACCAAGGAGAACCTGCCGATCCGGGACGAAGTGCTACGATCTGCTGACCTGATAATCGCCATGACAGAAGCCGACGCCAGGGAGTTGCGGGAAGCGGGGTTCGAGTCCACGTACATCAAGGCGGGCATCGATCCTCGCTTCCGTCCCGAGATCAGGATAGGGATATGTGGTCGCCCCTATGCTGACGGGCGCAAGCGGCACTGGATTCCGGCTCAACTGTCCACCATGATGAACCTTGACAACTTTCGTTTCGTGATCTGGGGCCAGAACTGGGATAACATCGTCGATGACCTGCGGGCCCGGGGCGTGCGGTGCGACTATCACAACAACCCGGACTTTGCGGAGTATCCCAAGATCATGCGATCTTGCGATGTGTTGCTGGTCACGGAGAAGATCACGGGCGGGCCGCAGGCGCTCACCGAGGCATTGGCCTCGGGGGTGTCGGTGATCTCGCCCAGGGTAGGCTATGCGCTGGAGTTCGACACGCCGGAGATTGCCTACTACGAGACGATGGATGAGCTGCGCGATCTGCTCAAGGGTATGGAAGGTAGGATAACGTCCCGTACCAGATTGGTAGAGGATCGGACCTGGGCCAACTGGACAAGGGACCACGAGGCATTGATAAGGAGCAAGCTCGATGAAGTGTAAGGCAACCACGGCCAAAGGGGAGCCGTGCCGCCGCGAGGCGGTACATGGGGACTATTGCGCGCTGCACAAGGACCAGGCTCCCTACGAGGCGGAGATCATGGATCAGCACGAGATCGGCAAGAAGGACGACGATCCGGCAGTCGCGTTCCTGGAGTACCTGAAAGCCAATGCCCCCGAGCAGGTAGTGGGGGCTTTCGAGGCGCTGTTGAAGCAGAACAACGATCTGAAGGCCAAGCTGGAGCAGACGGCCAAGGACTACCAGGCCGCGATCGAGCAGGGCCGTTCTGCCCAGAGCGGGGCCTCGGCGGAGGAAGTTGTCCAGGCGCGGAAGGCGGCAGCGGAGAATCTGAAAAAGGCCCGAGTTGGCGTGGACACGGCCAGGGAGAAGGCGCGCCAAGATAAGGAACCCAAGGTCCGGGTGACGCGCTTCGAGAAAGATTTCACCGTCTTGAAGAACGGTGAGCGGAAGTGGGCCAGCGTCGTCCAGCTCAACGGCGTCAACTATGTGTTCATCTCGGGAGAGGCCGTCGAGGTTCCGGCTTCCGTGGCGGCCATGCTGGAGGACCGGGACCAAGACCGGGCGAACCTTGAGGAAAAGCTACAGCGGGTCCAGGGCATCCAGGAATATGAAGTGCTGAGGGCGGCTCTGGAGAACTAGCATCAGGAGGGAAGCGTGGCAGTAGCATCATCCGACATCAAGTTCTATCTGACCGGCGCTGGCTCGGACGGCGGCGCCCAGACCGATCCAGCGGCGTCGCTGGGCGGTTACAGGTCCAGCACGGAATGTGTGGCCACGGTCAACGGTTTCTTCGATGCCGTGTCCGGCGCCGAGGCCGCGGCGGGCGATACCGAGTATCGGTGCTTCTGCATCAAGAACGGCCATGCCACCGATTCGCTCTACAGCGCCGTGGTCTGGATTTCGACGGACACGGGCAACGCCGAGGACAACATCTCTTTTGCGGTGGAGGTGCCCACCACCAGCGACACGGCTGGCACGGCGCAGACCATCGCGGGAGAGGGTAACGCCCCCACGGTGAACTCGGGCAACGTGTCCAACTGGTCTGACGCCACCTCCAAAGCGACGGGTGTGGCAATCAACATCAACGCGCACGACGCCAATCTGGACGCTGGGGAGATTCTGTTCGTCTGGTTGAAGCGGGTCATCTCTGCCGGCGCGTCTAGCGTGGCGAGCGAGTCGGTGTCCATCTCAATCGGCGGGGATACTGCGTGAAATGGCTCGGGACTGACCACTGGCTGCTTCCTGACGGTCGCCATCTGCTGCTATGCAAAGCAAGGGTGCTGGGCGTAGGGCCCGGCACCTTTGCTGATTTTACAGGCAGCACAGAGGACGGGCGTATCTATGGCTATAGCACAGCCTACGCCACCGCCAGAAGCACAGCCTATGGCATCCAGACGAGCAGCACCACGCTATATGTCGGACAGGACATTACGGGGGGTGTTCTCTATACCGTCTATCGGGCGTATCTGGCCTTTGATACTTCCGCTATCCCAGATGGGGACACTGTTACCGATGTCAAGCTCTATATGAAGGTGGCCGGGGACGCCTCTTCGACGGACTTTGAGATCGAGGTCTACCGGTTCGACTGGGACTCACCCATCACCTCTGACAACAAGGAAGCCAACTACGATGCGGCGGGGGCTTCTCTTGACCAAGTGTGGCGAAATACATCCGATGGCGTATCGGCCGGACAGTGGTATTACAACGCGACCAGCCTGGACACAGACTGGATTGCCAAGACCGGAACAACTCGGTACATGCTCAAGTCGAGCCGGGATACGGACGGGAACACACCATCCGGAAGCGAATATATCACAGTGTGTTCTGCCGAGGAGTCGGGCAGCGAGCCATATCTAGCCATTACCTACGTCAACTCGATTTCGACAACCCAGCAATTTCAGTGGGAGGTTAGAAACGAGGATTCTGATACCCAGGAGTTCACCTGGGCGCTACGCAACGCTGTTTCTGATACCCAGGAGTTCACCTGGGCGCTACGCAACGCGATCTCGGACGCACAGCAGTTCCAATGGACATTGGGCAATTCGCTGGTAAAGGACCAGCAGCTCCAATGGACCTTGTATAACCTGGTCTCTGACGCACAGCAGTTCCAGTGGGGACTCAGGACCGAAGTAGCGAACGCGCAGGCGTTGGCCTACGCGATCAGGAACGCCACGAGCAAAGCTCAGCAGTTTCAGTGGGACATCGGATCGGCGGTCTCTAAGGCGCAAACGCTTTCCTGGCTGGTGGGCGGGGTAATAGCGCAATACCAGCAGTTTCAGTGGGACCTGACCCTGCCGCTGGCGAAGGTCCAAATCCTTCGGTGGGCGCTTTCCCCGCAACTGTCTACCGTGGTGCTGGGGATGCCGGACGTGGCAATAGGGCTAGACCTTCCTGATCGCACCCCGGTTCTGGGGATGCCGGACGTGGCAATAGAGGTGGAGATGGAATGAAAGAATATCACTGGGTAGTGGGAGATCGGCCAACCATCACGTTCACTGTTCAGCGGGACGGCTCGGCGGTGGACCTGACGGGTTATGCCTCCGCTCGGTTCAAGATGAAGCTGAACACCACAACGGTCTTTCAGGCCAGCGGAAGCTGCACCTCCTTGGCGGCTGACGGCACCTGCTCCTATGCCGTGGGGACCAGCGATTTCAACACAGCCGGCAGCTACTACGCCCGTTTGATGCTGACGACCAACTCGAAGAACGAACACACGGAGCGATTCAGAATCGTGGTGGATGCGGTATGAGTACAACCAGGACAGCCTTGCGCGCAGAGCTGCAACGCCGGATGCGGGACATTCCCGAGAAGCGGTTCACGGCGGACGAGTACAACGATGCGATCAACTGGGCGATCCGGGAAGCGTGGCCCTGGATGGTCAAGCAGGTGGTGGACACAACCACAGTCATTATTGTGGATGATCGGCTCACCTACACCCTGCCCACGGACATCCGCATCTTGCAGGATGTTCGGATCGAGAACGCCACCATTGTCTGCTCCGGCACGGCCACCGGTTCGCAGAGCGGCACGACCCTGGTGGACACCAGCCAATCCTGGACCACCGATGCTTACAACACGGACTATGCGGTGTGCCTGACCGATGGAACGGGGCAGGGGCAACAGCGCACCATCACGGACACAGCCGCGACATCCTTGACCGTCGCCACCTGGACCACCCCGCCTGCTGATGGCGTGACCGAGTACATCATCAAGAAGCTGGCCGAGGAAACTTCAACCTGGAACCGCATATTCCAGTATCGGATCGAGGACAACGCGGGGGTGTTGACGCTGCGGCTGCACAGCCAATACGATTCCGGGATGTCGGTCATGCTGCGGTACGTGACCCCCTATACTACCCTGACCTCGGACAGCGCGACAACGGACCTGGATGTAAACTGGATCATGCTGGCTGGCGAGGCGTATCTGTACCGAATGTGGATGTCCAATATTCCTGAGCATAGCACCGAGCAACGGCGCTGGATGTTGCAGTACAACGAGCAAGAGATGAAAGCCTACAAGATCGAACACGCTACACCGATCCGGGGGGTGCAGATCAGATACAATACCCTGGGCAATCGGACGGTGGATTCAGAGTATCCCTTCTAGGAGCCTAGATGACCGAGCATTTAGACATAGAGGATCCCCAGGGCGGCATTACCCATTACGTGTGTTTCACCATCGATGGGCGGAAATGGGGTTTCATGCTCCCGTCCATCACGCAGTATCAGAAGGTGGACGCCACAGACTTTGCTCCCAAGGTGCAGGCTGGGGACCGGACCTACGCGGATCTGTCGATCTGGTCGGTCTGGAGCCAGGACGATTGGCGCCACGGCTTCGGGTTCATGAAATGGAGCGATGAGCGGGGCTATCATTCCTCTGGCGACGGGATCGATACCCGCTTCTCCGACATCACCATCATGGCAACGCAGTTGGTCTCCTCCGAGACCGAGAAAGCCATGACCAAGTTCGTCGATTTCAACGGTGATGTGTATGGCCTGTACTCCTCAAACAACGGAGTGCGGAAATACACGGTGGCCTCGTCTACCTGGGCCGACACCACGGAGACCACGGGGGCCATGCTCGACGGTCTAAGCCTGGGCGATTACCTGGTGGTCTGTCCAAACGGGGCCAGGATGCGAAAGATGAACGCGGCCGGGACGTGGAGCGACGTGGGGGCAACCGGGAATCCACCGACTGACATGGCCCACATCTGTCTACACGGCGGCTATTTCTGGGCCTCGGAGGACGGCGCCTCTTACCTGCACTACGCTTCGGAGCTGGACCTGTCCGATCTGGAAGGCGGCAACACGACGGACTTGGGCGTGATCGTCGTGGGACCAGGGGACATCCCCATCGTCAACATGATCTCCTTTGCCAACAATCTCTATGTGGCGAGGGAGGACGGGTTGTGGATCATCGGGGACGAC